AACGTTTTGGTGTTAAACACAAACCCACCAAACGTGGTTTGTGTTGAATTGAACCTTTTAAGGTTCAGGGACATTTGCCCAGCGAGCATAGTAACTGTCACTCATGAGATGTATTTCGAGGTGATCAGCCACTGCTCTCCAGAAATGGCGCTTTTTGCTATTTGCATACATCCTTACGTAGGATTCCAGGGTCTCAGATCTTAACCCTGGCTTCTGCAAAGCAAAGTTCACCAGATGTTTTTCAAAATACATGGGTTCAGGTTGGTCATCATAGTTGAATCCCATGAAGTCGGTGGAGTTGGTCGCTTCCTTGACGGTGCAACCAGCTTGTTCCAACAATTTACCATACAAAGGCGTATAATAAGCCTGCAAGGTATCATCTCCACAAGCCAATATCGGAGTGTGCTGCGTGGGAATTCCCTGAAGGGCAGCACAGCGGTATTCCGCTAGATAATGGAGCAATATTTGACAATTGCTGTTGGTGGAGATTGTGTTGTAACAACCAGACTTCATGAACCCATGAAATTGTTGTTGGTAAACATGTCCGCTTGGTAGCAACAGTTTTGCATCTCTAAAAGCATCAGCATAGAGAAGTGTTGCCACCCGGTGCCATTCTGTAGTTGGATTGGAGCACAATCTTGTGCGGAGTTCCAGATCGGCATCAAACGCCCATCCTGGGGCTCCCCAATCCCAGGCCTGCTTATCGACTGAGTAGGTTAAACCTTCCTGCTCAATCCGCCTTTTGAATCTCTTCCAACCTCCTGCACATGATACGTAACCTTGTTGTACTGGTAAGGCTTCGTCCAAATAAGAAAGGTTGTCGTTCAAGCTCTTAAAGGTCATCATCCAAGCGACGGTGACTGGTAAAGAGCCGGCAGTGATAAGCCTCCAACGACCCTCCAGAGCCTTACGGCGTTTATGGGGTTCGTCTTTAATAAACACCCGCCAGTAATGGATGTACTCTCCCTTGAAAACTTTCTGAACCAGATCCCAAAGTCTATCGACCTTTGATTGATCAAGTGAAAGTGTTCCTTTTATATAGAGCCAATCCCTGATTGTGGGAGCTTCCCGGAGTAATGGGTAACCGGGACTTGACGTGCCATCGAGATGTCTAATGACTTCTTCAAAAGCAGCCTTTGTGTTCCAGTTTTTGGAAAGCTTCCACCTGGCAGGAGCTAAAGCCTGTTCTGCGTGGTATAGGATGTGTTCAAGTTCTTCGTCCGTTGGGTTCAAAGTCCGTTCACGCACCGATTGGGCGGTGTGGCTCTGGACGGCAAAAGATTTCATAGCCGCCTCCACAGTTGTTTGCGCTGGGACATAACTGTTTAAGGCTTGGTCAATGACTGAGCCAGAGACGTCAGTAAGCGAGAGCGATGCACTGGCGTAAGCTCTAAGAACCTCGTCGTGATATCCCTTTTCACCTGCTTGGGGGGGGAGGGATTGGATTTTCGCGACTCGCTTCCAACCGACTGGGCCGTCTTCTTCTCCGATTTCCGAGAAGTTTTCGGGCGCTCGGCCGCCCTCTTGGAGTCCCCCGACTTTTTGTGACCAGTTCTCTTTTGTTTCGAATTTGTCTGGGGAGTGCTGGCTGATTTGGAACTGGACTCTCTCGCGTTGGCGCTGCAAGATTCGTCGTTGTAACCAGGGATCGTCAGCACGGGGATATTTTCCACGACTCCGTTGAGGGCGCACTCGAGTTGCCGGGGTCCTTCTACGTCTGGCTCTGAATCATATTCAGACTCGTCAGAACTGAAACCTGTTCTGTGC